AAGTCTTTGTTTTCTTGCGATTTTTCAGCCGCGTCAGCCGGTTTTGAAGTCAAGCTCACCACGGCGGTAGCGCCAAGCACCACAGTCGCCGCTACACCCGCCGCACGCAGATTTCCCAAAGCACGTTGCCACACCGAGCTACGCTCTGCGTCCAGTTCCATTTCGACCTGCGCGAGGGTCTCAAACACGGGTACGCCTGCTACCTCTGCAAGCAGCATGATGTCGGTCGCATCGGGCTTGCGTCGCCCAACCTTCCAGTCACTCACCCGGCTTGCCGGGCGGCCGATCCTCTCGGCCAGATCACCGTATGACCCCGCCGCGTCCTTGGCGAGTTCGATAAGACTCGAAATGTTCATACGAACCCCTTGCAATTTTCCAAACTGGTAATTATGATTTCCAAAACGGTAATTTACCGTTTGGGTAACGCGAGCAGTCTAGCAGGGTCTTGCGGGCGACAAAATCTGTCCCCCATTTATGGCTCATCGTGGGCGGCGGAACTGCTTGGGGTTGTAGATCGCCTTCTTGATCGGATCGAGGTCGCGTTTTCTGCGGAGCTTTGCTTTCCGGTAAGCGGACCGAATGGCGAGATACGCGGCGACCAGCGCAAGTGCGATCAGGATCTTGGTGTTCGTCGGTAGCAGATACCAAGCCTGCTCGATGTTGCCGGGTAGGTAGCTGATAGCTTGCTCGGAAGTATATGAAGCGGATTGGTTGTAGCTCATATGGCCCATTGTTGTTCAAGTCGTATGAGACGATTTTTAACATACAGAGCGGGGGTGAGTGGTGCCGAAATACCAAGTTCATGCCTACACGCAGTGCGGTAACAACCGCATTGCCGTCATCGATGTTAGCGCCCGGGGTGTCGAGGGTGCTCGCGAAAAAGCACGTGCCGCTTTGCATCGGGCAGGCCGAAAGCCGGACCTCTGCACGCTGGTTCCGGTGGAAGTCTCCCAGCCTCGCAACCCGTTTCCCCTGTAGCGCGCCGCGTCGACACTCACCCTCGGATGACGCGGTGTTTTGTGGACGGCTGACCTAGCGTCCACCTTTTTCGATTAGCGCGTTCGTCGCGCATGCATCCGGAGTCAAAGTGATTCCGCTCAACGTGAATAGCAGTCCTAAATCAAAGGAACCGAGATGAGCAAGCAAAAGTTGACGATTCTGCAAGTGATCGCGCGTAGCGGTATCTCGAAGCGCACCAATCAGCCGTGGGAAATCCATACGGCGCAATGTGTGCTGGAGCAGGATACCAGCGAGGGTAAGCAAATCCTCGTCGGAACCATCAACCTACCGAACGCGATGAAAGACTCGCAGCCCGGCGATTACCTCGCAGAGTTCGCGCTTCAACAGTCAATGGAAGGCAAGCTCGAACCGCGCATCGTCTCGCTCGTTCCGTTCGGCCGACCGACCGCGAAACCGGCTGCGAACGCTACCGCATAGCCCGTCATGGGCAACCGGTCGTTCGAAGCTGGCCCGCCCGAACGGTCCTCTACACCCGGGCCAGAACCTGAGAGAGAAAGAGCATGAAGAAACTGATTGCAGCAGTAGCTACGGCGGTCGCGAGCGCGGGCGCATTTGCAGCAGGCGAGGGAATGCCGACGATGGATGTGGGGCCGGTCGTTGACGCGATCAAGGCCATCGGCCCGAACGTCGCGCTCGTCGGCGGTGCGGTGCTGGCGCTCGCGGCGGTGACGTATGGCTACCGCGTGGTCAAGGGTTTCATCGGTCGCTAATCACGCAGTGCGACGAGCCCCCGGTATGCATCAACGCGCCGGGGGCTTTTTCATGGGGTGGATCGGATGAAACGGTGGCTGTGTGTCGCGCTGCTTAGCGTTTCCTTGGGAGTTCACGCAGCGCAAGGGATAGACGTGGTGGTGTGTGGCGCAGCATCCAGTGCAGCAGCGACGGATGCTCAAGTGCCTTGCGCGTTGTCGGATGGTTCGGCCGGTGTGCAGCAGGTCGCACATTTGACGCTGGTCAACAGTGGAGCGATCGGCGATGCGCCTATCCCGGGCGGGGTTGGGGCTGGCTTGGAGGTCGGCGGCGCTGTATTCCTCGTTCTCGCCGTCGCGTTCGGCTTTCGCTCGCTGCGCCGGTTTCTTGAATCTGCTTCGGAGAGCTAGTCATGCTTTGGTATTGCATGATGTTCGGCGTCACGGTCGCGACGATCTACGGCGCTGCATTGATCCTGATGGTGTGAGTATGCGAAAGAAGACCCGGGGAGTCTGGTTGGCGCTGTTCGCCGTGTTCGCGATGATGTGCAATCAGCAGGCGCATGCACAGGCACTGCTCGCGCCGATAGAGAGTTTCGTGATCAATCGTGCCGAGGCGGCGATTGTCACGCGTATTGCAATTCAGCGCGGTTTTGCGGCGAACGACCCGCGCATCGCTGCGACGCTGGCGGGTATGGGGAAGGCGTCAACGGCGCTCAACGTCGTCGGCACGGGGGCGGGCGCTGTCCTGGCATTCGCAGGCGCGCCAGTTTGGGCAACCATTTTGGCAGGTGTGGGTATCGTCGCTCTCGGCACCGCTCTGCAGATCGGCTTTGCCAAGCTGAATTGGAATGAAAAGTCGGTGGCGATTGAGGTTGAGGGGGTGCCGGTTAGTGTTGGCGACAGTTACGCGCCGATACAAGCACCTGCCGCTGCGGTGGACCCCACATACCAAAAAATGTTGCCGCCCGAGCTATGGGCTGCACAAGCGGGCATTCCGACCTATCGCAATGGCTACTGTCGAGAGAATGACCCGGTGTGCAATGCCTACCCGTTTACGCCGGGGGCCGGCATGACTACCGCAAACTTTTGGCTTACCCGCGGCAGTTTCGACATTCTTCCGAGCACGTTGGATCAAGCTGCCCAGTTCACTTGGTACGTGTACCACTACAACGGACACTGCGGTTTGGTTTTTGGGTGCCCTGGCGATGACAATAACGTTCGTTCAGTGCGTCTGTTCTTCGCGCCAGTCCCGAACATACCGGGCAACCCGGTCCGGATGTACATCACTAGGACCGGGACAAAGAGCACTGTGGACGACAAGGGCAAGCGGACCTATCGGGATTACGTCGATACCTACCAAGGCAGCTTGTTTCAATACCGGAGCGAAGTGGTGCCGGGACTAGTGGCGGAAGATGTGTCGAAGCTCTGGCCGAGGCTCCCGTCTAAGGTTAAGTCGCTGCCCTTGCCGACGTCGACGATCACGCAACTGGTGGATGAGACGTGGAAGCGTGCGGCGGCGGACCCGGACTATCAGGGGCTTCCATATGAGCAGGTGTACGACGGGTTAGTCGAGCCGTGGGTCAAAGATAATCCGCAGCAGGTGCCGACGCTGGGCGATCTGTTTACCGCGCCCGCGCATCGGGGCGAGCACGTCGTTATCAGTCCCATCATTCAGCCCGACCCGGCTACGAATCCGAACCCCGGCACGAACCCCGGCACGAACCCCGGCACGAATCCCGGCACGAATCCCGGTACGAATCCCGGCACGAATCCCGGCACGAACCCCGGCACGAACCCCGGCACGAATCCCGGTACGAATCCCGGTACGAATCCCGGTACGAATCCCGGTACGAACCCCGGTACGAACCCCGGCACGAATCCGGGAACGAGCCCGGGTACCAATCCCGGAACCGACCCGGGCGCGAATCCCAATCCGAAACCGGATCAAAAATTCTGCGCACTGTATCCGGAGGCATCCGCTTGCGCCCCGCTCGGGAGTGCGAACGATGTGGATGTGAAGCGCGATTCGAAAAGCATTTCTTTGTCGCCGATTTCGATCGGCCTGACGAACGGTGTCTGTCCGCAACCTCTTGAGGTCGAGGTGTTCGGTGCACCGCTCAAGTTCGATTACTCGCCGGTCTGCGAGCTGGCGTCGAAGCTCAGGCCGCTGGTGCTTCTGCTCAGCGCGCTCGCGGCGGGCCTTATCTTCGTTACGGGGTTGATGGCATGAGTTGGGCGGGACTGCTGGTATCGCTGGTTGGTCCGATCGTCACGCGAGTGTTGCTCGCGCTCGGCATCGGTTTTGTGACCGTCGCGGGGATCGATGTGGCGATGAATCAAGTCATTGAGTGGATGACCGCGAGCGTGGGCGGGATTCCCTCGGATATCGCGAACGTGCTTGCGCTCGGCGGTGTGGGCGAAGGCATCGCGTATGTGCTCGGTGGCCTGTCGGCTCGCGTGTCGTTTTACCTGCTCACGTCTACAACAAAAATGGTGTTCAGCAAATGATTACGCTGATTACGGGGGTGCCCGGTAGTGGTAAGACGCTCTACGCAGTTTGGCTCCTCAAGAAGATTGCCAAGGATCGCCGTGTACTCGTAGACGGAATTCGCGATCTGGCTATCGAGCACGTCGAGATTGACGAACCGTGGTTGCGGCAATGGCATGTGAACGCGCAGGCGCACGACCTGATTGTCATTGACGAGGCGCAACGCATCTATCCACCGACGACGGCAAGTCAGAAGCCGACGCCCGACGTTGAGCAACTGCACGTCCACCGGCATATGGGCGTTGACTTCATCATCATCACGCAGCATCCACAGCGGATCAGCAAGACGGTCCGCGATCTGGTTGGGCGTCACGTGCATGTGCGGAACCTGTTCGGCTTGAAGCGGGCGGTGCTTTATGAATGGGATCACTGCCACAACCCGAGCAGCTTGAAAGATGCGGTCAAAACGCAATGGCCATATCCGCGCGACGTGTTCAAGCTCTACACCAGTGCCGAAGTCCATACGAAAAAGCAGGCGGTCATTCCTAAGGCGCTGTTCCTTCTTCCGATAGGGGCTGTGCTGTTCGTCGTGCTGGCCGTGAAGGTCTATCACAAAGCGCAGGACGGCTTTGGTGTTGAGCCGGTGAAGCATGTTGAGCCTGTCGCGGTTGCCAACCCCGCAACGGCTGGGCGTCCGGTTGATGCGGCTAAGTCGTCGGAATGGCGGGTTGCCGGCCGTTACTCGGTCGATGGGGCGAGCTATGTCGTGTTGGTCGCGCCGGATAGCCGGTTGCGTACTGCGCCGCTCAACGGTTTCAGCGGGCAGGGCGTGAGTCTGACGGGTGAGACGGACGGCAAGAAGGTAGCGGGCTGGACGGGGGTGCAGGTCGGAAAAACAGAACAAACCGGGGGTGTGAAATGACGCGGTACGGCGTGTTGATTGGGGTGTTGATGCTGTCGGGCGCATGTGTGGCTGCAACTGGCGCGGTGCCGCCGCTGCCGACGGTACCGATCGACGCGAGCATGATGAATAGTGCGTCGCCTGCAACTCCGCTTCCCTCGGTGCCAGTGCCGATCCCGTTGAAGCATGTGCGGGGCGCGGCGTTCGATCTGCGGTTCGTGACGGTCGCGCAGGTGGTCGATTTGATTTATCAGGACGCGATGCATACGCCGTATGTGCTTGGGCCGGACGTGCTCACTGACAATCGCATCGTGTCGTTTCGTCTGGACGACAACAGTCGCGACGTGCGCGCTGTGATGGTGGATTTCCTCGATTCGCTCGGTTTCCAAGTCGCCACGAAAAACGGCGTCGACTACGTGATGAAAAAGCCGGGTGCCGCATTGCCGAAAGCGGATCAGGAGGTCTTTGTATACAAGCCGCGTCATCGCAAGGCTGACTATCTGCGCGAGATGGTCGAGCCATTGATTGAGGTGCGCTCGATGTTGCCGGTTGCCCCGGTCGTTTCTGCGCCGGTGCAGGCGGCCGGTTCGGTGCAGGTGCCGGGTGCTGTGCCGGTTGATGCGTCGAACGGCGTGCAGGGCAGACAACAGCTTGTGGGTGGGATGCAAGCGCGCGGTGATGAGCTGGTGATTGTCGGTTCGCGTGATGAGGTCGCCATGCTGCGCAAGCTGGTGCCCGAGCTTGACACTGCGCCGGGCGAGGTGGTGGTGCGCGGCTGGGCGTATGAGGTGACCAACACCGATTCAACCAATACGGCCTGGGGTATTGCGGCGAAGGTGCTGGGCGGCCAGCTTCGAATCTCGAGCGGCGACACGTCATCCGATACGAGCGCAGTGCGATTCACCGGGCCGGGCATCGACGCGGCCATATCCGCGCTCAATGCCGATTCACGGTTCAAGGTCATCAGTTCGCCGCACGTGCGGATCGCGTCGGGCGAGCGGGTGCGGCTGAACGTCGGGCAGCAGGTGCCGACGCAATCAAGCGTGAGCTATCAAGGGTCGAGCGGCACGCCAGTTCAGTCGATCACGTATCAGGACGCCGGGCTGATCTTCGACGTCGAGCCTACGGTGATGCGCGACGCGATCGAACTGCGCGTGCATGAGGAGATCTCCGATTTCGTCCCGACGAAAACCGGCGTCGATACGTCGCCGACGAAGAACACGCGACAACTACAGACGGTCACGCGGTTGAAGGATGGGGAGGTCGTGGTGCTGGGTGGGCTGATACAGGACCGCAACACATCTGCGCGCAGCGGCTACGCGTGGCTCCCGAGCTTCCTCGACGGGCGGTCCAGTTCGAAGCAGCGGACTGAGGTGCTGTTGGTGCTACAGGTGCAACGAATTTGAGCGTCTAGCGTTGGGAGTGTCCGGCCGGGATCGCAGCGACGTAGAGCGGCGGCGGTGATGCGGAGTTGTGGCGGTTGTCGCGCGGCTCAGCGCGGCCAGCCGGACCGAGTAGCGGGTATTCGCGATCGCGGGTAGCGAAGGCGTGGCGGGGAAACGCCCTCCCTCCTGCAAGCCCGCTGCGGCGTATGTGGTTCCGGCGCGCTAGGAGAGGGCGTAGGCGGTTGCGGGCAGAGGGGTGGGGGTATCCGCTGCGGGCGGCCCGCCCAGCGCAGCAGAGCGCGCCGGGCGGGCCGCGCGCAGCGCGGCCCCTAAACTTGTATCAGGGACACTTAACGGATACGGGACACGGACGCCGGCATAGAGCGAGGCTGAGCAAGGACAGAAAGGCAGTTCGGAAAAAAGAAAAGCCCTGAACGCTGGCACGGTCAGGGCTTGGTGAAACAGCGCATTACAAGGGTGATTGCAATGCACGACGCAAGTATAGGCGACTTCTCGCCGTTCCGTAGAGAGTGGGTGATCCGTGGCCGGAATTTTGGCGACGGTCAGGTAGAGGTGACGGCGACGCGGTTTGATCGCTACATGGGCGCGCTGTCGTTGAATGCGAAGCCCAAAGCGAAGCGCGGAGAGTCCGACAACAGCGAGTCGAACCTGATGGACGCGGCGAAGCGCGCAAAGCAACAGGTGCGGCTCCGGAGCAAGGCAATTGGGGCAGATCGAATGATCACGCTCACTTACCGCGAGAACATGACGGACAAAGCCCGGCTGAAACGCGATTTCGACAAGCTGCGGCGACGCCTCGGCGGTCTGTACGACTTCCAATACGTCGCAGTCGCGGAGAGGCAAAAGCGCGGTGCGTGGCACCTCCATATTGCGGTGCGCGGGCGCCAGAACTACCGTGTGCTGCGCTCGATCTGGCAAAGCATCGTGGGGATCGGGAACGGTCAAATCAACGTGCGGAACCCGTTCAAGGAAAAGGGGCTGCGGCACAAGCTCGCGGCCTACCTGGCGAAGTACATCACGAAGGATTTCGCGGAGCACGCGCTGAACGAGAAACGGTACTGGACGAGCCGTGGCGTCGTCGTCCCTGAGGTCATGTCGATCGATCACATCGCGTCGAACGACCCGGCTGAGGCGTTGAAAATCGCGTTCAAGGCGGCGTTGCAGGCTGGAGCGACGCTCGATCGATGTCAGGCGTTCTGGCGGCAAGAGTTGGGTGTGTTCTGGCTATCGACGCGCGAGAATTAGGCCAATGATGTGAATGGATTTAAGCATTGATTCGCAACTGTCGATATTCTGGTGATTCAATAGCGCTAGAGGCGTTTGGAATGACATTTGAGGAAGTCGTCGGTATTTATCTGTCGGCCAAGGATCACCGCAGTAAGCAGCGAGATATGTACTCGTTAAAGCGACTTCAGCCGTATTTCGGTGGGCGTGCGATCACGGCACTGAAAAGGGTGGACGTTCGGAAGTACGTCGCGGTCCGTCTTGCCGATGGTGTGCAGGAGTCGACAGTCAAGCGAGAATTGAAATTTCTTTCGGCCGCTATTAATTTTGTCCGCCTCGAATGCGATTGTTCTGACCTGCCGAATCCGGTGCAGAGTCTCGGATTGAATGGCGGGGAGCATCGGGTTAGATGGATATCGCGCGCGGAAGCATCCGCTTTGATTCTGTCTGCCGGCGCTTATGCAAAGCGCCCACATTTGGCAAACTTCGTGCGCCTCGCGCTCAGCACCGGTTGCAGGAAGAATGAGTTATTGGCGCTCGATTGGCGTCGGGTGGATTTCGAGCGCTCGTTCCTGCGCCTGGATGCCGAGCATACGAAGAACGGGAAACGTAGGGTGGTGCCGTTGAATAGTGCTGCGCTGTCCGCGTTGCGGGATCAGCGAGACTGGGTCGAGCGGAGGTGTGCAGAGTCTGAGTGGGTGTTTCCGGCGTGGTCGGGAAAGCGCATACAGACGCTGCAGAAGGGGTTCAACGCCGCGTGTGCGCGAGCTGGAATCGAGAATTTCCGCATCCACGATCTGAGGCATACGTTCGCCTCGTGGCTCGTCATGGAGGGGGTGTCGCTATACGTCGTGAAGGATCTGCTCGGACACTCGTCCATTTCCGTGACGGAGCGCTACGCCCACCTGTCGCCTGACCAAGGGCGGGCGGCTGTGCAGAAGCTCCTGCCGCTCTAGTTGCCGCATCAAATTGCACAAACATAGCATATTTGCTAACATGAAATCAGATTGGACGATCGTCTATTACAACGAGCGCGTCAAGCGCGACGTCTTCGCCTTCCCGGCCGGGATTCTGGCTGACTATCTCCGCTTGCTGGAGCTGATGCAGGAGTTCGGGGCGGATTTGCGTATGCCGCACTCCCGGGCAATGGGGGACGGGTTGTTCGAGTTGCGCCCAAAAGGGCGCGAAGGTATCGGGCGAGTGTTCTACTGCACGCATGTTGGGCGGCACGTGGTCGTGCTGCACTCCTTTGTCAAGAAGACGCAGGAGACCCCGCAAAATGAATTGCGGACAGCCCGAGCACGATTGAGAGAGGTACGAAATGACTAAGGTTGCATCGAAGCGCGCTCGCGGCGAGGGATTCAATCCGGTTCCTCATACAGCAGACGACACGGCTCGTCTGCTTGCAAGTAGCAAGGTCAAGGCGGCCTATGACGCGCTGGAAGATGAATACACGGCGTTGCGCGCCATTTTGGCCGCGCGGCAAGAGGCGGGATTGACGCAAGCGCAGGTCGCTGAGCGTATGGGAACAACGGCATCCGCTGTGTCGAGACTTGAGGCGTCGCTGTCTAGCGAAAAGCATTCACCATCGTTCTCAACTTTGCGGAAGTACGCGGCTGCGTGTGGGAAGAGGCTCGTGATCTCATTTGCCTAATGCGATTTCAAGATTTTTTGACCAGTCCGGGGTGTTTCTTATGCAACGTTGGGAACGGCGTCTCGCGGATCTTGCCCATCTTTTGCGCTCGTGTGGATCCTCTTACTTTGAACCGGAAGTTTTCCGGTTAAACACCAATCAATTTCTCACAACTGCGAGAACGGTAACGTTTTTAATCCAAAAAGATAAGGCGAGTATCCCGGGATTTGAAGAGTGGCATGGGGAAAATATTGTTCGCGCGTGGGCTGGCGATGAAGTAATGAAATGGGCGAAAGATTCGCGAAATCATATCGAGAAAGAGGGTGATCTCGACCTGCACAGTAAGCTGTGGGCGACGCTGATTTATTCTTATTCTGATAGTGAGGATATATCTCTGTCGTGCGATCGCGATCAGATGCTTGCCGCTAACGTTAAAAGGCTTGTGAGATTTTCGGAGAAATATTTGCCAAGTGGCGTCTCCGATGGGGCCGTGTTAAAGATAGAGCGGCGCTGGGTGGCGAATTCGCTTCCGACGCATGAGTTGCTTCATGCTCTGACATATGTGTATTCGAGATTGTATGCGGCAGTGGCTTCGCTGGTAAGGCATATTAAAGTTAATTTAGATGCCGGGGTTCCGGAGCCAACCGAAATTAATGGCGGGATTTCTGATGACGGTCGAACAAAATTTGTCAAAATCCGGGGTAGGGAGTCGGGTACCGTTAGGACGGTAAAAGTTCATAGAAGCCCGGAGTACGTTCCGCCGCAGTGGATGGTTGAGCTTACTGGCTTAGACGGGGAGTACTTGGTAGCCGAGACGCTTGCCGAACGTGTGTCGCTATGTGCGAAATTAGTGGAGGGGTCGTTTAATCAGTTCGGCTCACACATATCCATGCTCTTTATCTTTGGAGAGAATGGGAAAGTTGTGGACTTCCTCAGCCCTGCGTTGGCTGATCAGGCATCGAAGTTTATTTTTTGGAGATCCATCGAGAATCGTATTGTCTACCTTCGCGCTACTTCTTTGGTCTGGATTTCTGAGGTATGGCTTCGTCGCTATGCTCGGTCGGCTGTCGATCCTATCCGAAAACTTCCGATTACCGGGGAAATGTTGCACGTTATCGGCATTGACCGACTTGGTCAGGTTGAGGACGTGCAATGGGACATTGTGAGGGGTGAGGGGGATGCAAAGCCGGTGCTTGTGCTTCGGAAGGAGCGAAGTTCGGTGGAAAAAGAGGCTCCATTTTTCTTGCGCCCCGCTCTGCGAGCGTTTCAAAGCGTGCATGCCGTGTCGTCAAAATGACGCAATCCGTTCGGTCTGTGCAAGTAATATCGAGAGCGCAACAATATTTTGAAGACACGCGATACGAACGCGGCTAACTGCCCTCCGAAGGCAGGGGTTGCTGGTTCGATCCCAGCCGGGCGCGCC